AACTTTTATGGTTGGGTCGCTACGGTTTGGAACCCAGACGGAAAATGCCATTGGGGTGCTGGCTGCTATGGCGATCCGACTCCTGCTAACGACCTCATAGAAGTTTGCCCCCGCCACAAGTGGGTGGTGTGGTTGAATATCTATGGGCCTGAAAGCTTCACCAGCCATGTTTCTCGTGAACAGGCTGAAGATGAAAGCGACGAAGAGCGCATCGCCTGTGTGCGTGTAGACCTTGATTTTTGTGAAGGAGATGGCTTATGAAAACTGTTGCTCTTCCATCAAACAAAATCCTGCATGAGCTTCTGAATTACGATCCAGAAACAGGAATGTTCACTTGGAAAACATTTCGCAGCAATCTCGCCAAAGCAGGCGACATCGCCGATAATTTAATGCCGGACGGGTATGTATCCTTGTGCATTAATAATCGTCAGTACAGGGCGCACCGGATAGCCTACAAAATGGTTTATGGGCATGATCCTAAAGGTGTAATTGACCATATTGATGGCAACCGAGCAAATAATAAAATTAGCAATTTGAGGATTGCTAGTTTGAGTCAAAACCAATGGAACAGTAGTAGGGCCAAAAATAACACTTCAAAGCTCAAGGGCGTCACTTGGAAGAAGGATTCTCAAAAGTGGGCGGCTCAAATCCAAGTCGATGGAAAGAAGATATGGCTAGGCGCCTATGATGACAAGAATGATGCTCATCAAGCTTATATGAAAGCTGCGATTGAGCATTTCGGCGAGTTTGCAAACAGTGGAGAAGGACTGTGAAAAACATGTTCGATGACACCGATCTTGTCGGAGACACGATACTTGGGCTTGGCATTTTGATGTATTTTGTCACGTTTGTTTTGGCAATAGAGTTGCTGTTCAAGGATGCAGCTTCTGCGGTGCTTGCGTTTGTCATCCTCTTTGCTGGATGGGGGACAGGTAGGCTGTTCCGTTGGTGTGTGGAGAGGCATGAATGACTGGCAATCTCGCAAAGGAGAAGGTGAGTGAAGATAGGGATAGACGAACAAGTTGAGGCCTTAGAGGATGCTGTTAACAATCACCGGAGCTACGTTAATATTGTCAGGAGGTATGTGGAGAAAAAAGAAAGACCGGAGGAATTATTAAAGGACACAGAAACTCGTCTGCCAAAAATGGAAGCTGCATTAAATACCCTTAAATGGGTTCAGAAAAATAGGGAAATTATCATTGAGGCAAAAAAAACCCTTGATAAGTGACTGATCGTCATATAGATATATGTCGTCTTGTCAGACAAAAAAGGGGAAATAACATGAATGAGCTTAATTTGATCGCCGTTTTGCGCGCTGCTGCGGATGAAATTGAGAAAATACGGGCGCGTAATTTAGAGCTAGATCGTGAGATTGCGCGTCTCAAATATCAATATCGGGTTGATATTGATGCTTATGCTCAAACCCGTACTAAACATGAAGCCGCAGTATCGAAGTCTCTTGAATCAGCTCCAACAACACGAGCGTTCAAGGTGATGATGCCGCCTCCAAACGCGCCAATCACTGATGTCGCTGGGGTGTCTAAACGGGCATTGCGCGCTTTAGGCAAAGCTCGTGTTGTGTATATCAAAGACCTTCAGAACGTGACATTGGCTAGGTTGGCGCGTATCGACAAGTGCGGAAGAACAACTATCAACGAAATCAAGGGCTTAGCTTCCCGCTGCGGAATCACCCTGAAGTAGGAGGTTGCATGGAAAAGACCAATGCCGACAAGCTTGTGATGATGATTGGCAAGCTAAACAAGAGCCGTCTTGAGGTCGCCGTGTATCTTGGGGTCTCGGAACGTACTGTCTACCGTTGGATGTCGGGTAAGGCCCGGTTCCCGCGAATGGTGTTTCTTGCCTTGGAGTTGATGGGCAAGGAAGAATAGGGTATAAACGAAATGAGCCCCAGTGACGCCAATCACTGGGGCTCTAAACCAATCATGCGGTTGCAGCGCACGTTGGACTTGATGGTTTTCTACGCCCATTTTGTCCTATTTGCAATGCTTCGCAATTAATGCGGAGTGTGAAATGTCTTTCCAAGCTATGGCATGGGCCATAAAACAACCTATCCCCTGTCAGGACAAGATGGTTCTTCTGGTGTTGGCGAACTATGCCAACGATGATGCTACCTGTTACCCATCTTTAAACCGCCTATCGGCTGACTGTGGCCTGTCCGAATCAAAGGTTCGGAAGTGTGTAGCCAAGCTCGAAAAGCTGGGTCTGGCGCGCCGTCACATGAGGATACGAGCATATGGTCAAACATCAAATGTCTATGAATTGGACTTGAGCGTAACAATCCCAGCGGCCAGCAGCACCCCCACTCTAATAAATTGCCCGCCCACTCCAATAGAGTGACAGAACCTATCAACCATAACCTATCAGTACACTCACTTACCATTACGAGCCAATAAGTGAGTTAATAGGTAGTGTTAAGATACGTGCGCGGAACAGGAGCTGAACAATGGAATTGAGAGACTACCAGCAAACGGCCATTGATCGGCTCAAGGAGGCTCTGCTACAGGGTTCCAAGAGGCCGGTTGTCCAAGCCCCAACAGGAGCTGGGAAGACTGTCATCGCTGCCGCCATCGTCAATTTGGCGCGTCAGAAAGACAAGCGGGTTTTGTTCTGCGTACCCGCTTTGTCGCTGATCAACCAGACAGTCGAACGGTTCAGGGCCAGCGCCATCTTCGACGTAGGGGTGATTCAAGGCCTGCACGAGATGACGGATGGCACACAGCCGGTACAGGTTTGCTCCATCCAAACTCTGGCGCGTCGTGAGATACCCAAGGCCGATTTGGTGATCATAGACGAGTGCCATATCTTGTTTAAGCTCTTCGACACATGGATGAATGATCCTGAATGGGCCAAGGTTCCATTTGTTGGGCTGACGGCAACGCCTTGGGCTAAGGGCATGGGAGCGCCCGGTCGCTGGGATAGGCTGATCATCGGGACGACGACTGAGGAGCTGATCAACCTCAAGCACCTGTCAGACTTCAAGTGCTACGCGCCAGCTCATCCCGATTTGTCGGGCGTCAAGACGAAGCTGGGCGATTACGAGATGAAGGGTTTGGGCGAAGCGATGGACAAGAACGCTCTTGTCGCTGACATTGTGTCAACTTGGCTTGAGCGCGGCGAAAATCGTTCCACCATCTGCTTTGCGGTCAACCGGGTTCACGCCAAACACATCGAGACGCAGTTCAAGGAGGCCGGTGTATCGGTAGAGTACATGGACGCCTTCACTGATTTGGAAGAGCGGGCTGCCATTGTGGATCGCTTTGCCAAGGGCGACACCAAGATCATCTGCAACGTCGGGGTGCTGACGACGGGATTTGATGCCGATGTCCGCTGCATCATCTTGGCGCGTCCCACCAAATCAGAAATCCTCTACACCCAGATGATTGGCAGAGGTCTGAGAACTGCCAATGGCAAGGATCATTGCATAGCTAGAGGTTCCAAAATCCTTACCGACAAAGGCGAGGTAAATATTGAGGATGTAACACTTGACCATAAGGTCTGGGATGGCGTAGATTGGGTGTCACATGCCGGTGCGGTCTGCCGGGGTGTTCAGCCTGTTATCCAATATGCTGGCTTAACCGCAACAACAGATCATTTGGTGATGACAGATGGTGGATGGAAAACCTTTGAGGCGGCGTCTCGTGGACAATCGCGGATTGCTGTCACCGGAGTTGTTGGGAAGCCAATTCGGTTCCTTGACGATCATTGGGCCGGAAACTCTTGGGTCAACGGACAAGCTTCGGGTCCGTGTCAAATGCAGCAGATGCCAGATGGTTCACATGGCTCTTTTCCACAACATCAGGAAAAGGCCGAATACAAAAGCTTGCCCATTTTGCAATCCAAGAAAGGTAGTATTGGTGCCTCATTGGTTATATCGGCGGTGTCAGGCTCAGCAATCTCGCTGCAACAATCCGTCAGACAAGGCGTATCCGCGTTATGGAGGGCGTGGGATCAAGTTTCTTTTCACATCTCCAAATGCTGCCGCATGTTGGATTGCAGACAATCTTGGGGTGGCAAATCCAGAAATGCAATTGGACAGGATAGACAACAATGGGCATTACGAGCCGGGGAACCTACGTTGGACGGATGCCGTTGTGAATATGAACAACACCCGCAGGAACAAAGGTGGTCGGGAGAGATTCGTCCAATTCAGAATCAATTATCCGCATATCAAATATGCGGATCGGACCTTAAAACGTCTAATCTCAATTGGATTGACGGACAAAGAGATAGTTCAGAGATGGGAAATGCCATCGCACAAGCCGAAAGGGAAGTATGGGACATTCTCAATGCGGGGCCTCTACAAAGGTTCACCGCTAATGGATTGCTAGTCCATAACTGCCTGATCCTAGATCACTCCGACACAACGCTGCGTTTGGGGTTCGTGACAGATATTCACAAGTCAGAGCTTCATGATGGGGTAGCCAACAGGGCAACGACTGAGCGAAAGGCTCCCCTTCCAAAGGAATGCAGCGAGTGCCACTTCCTCAAACCGCCTAAGATGGTCAAGTGTCCTGCCTGTGGGTTCCAGCCAAAGCCGCAGAACAAGGTTGAAGCGCAGGATGGCGAACTGTACGAGATAGGCCGGAACAAGCAGATTAAGACCACCGCGCCAACACCGCAGATGCAGCAGAGATGGTTCAGCGAGTTGGTCAAATATGCGGAGGTGAGGGGTTACAAGAACGGATGGGCCGCGTATGCCTTCAAGGACAAGTTTGGCACGTTCCCTCCCAACTGGTTAGAGCACAAGCCAGCCAGCTTGTTGTCTCCAGAGGTCTCAAACTGGATAACCGCCCGAAACATCCGTAATGCTAAGTCTAAGTTCAAAGTGGGGGTCAGATGATGAATAGCACCGTAAAGCCAGCTACATGTCACTGTGGTTCCATTAGCTGGGAGCGCAAGATCGCTGAGAATCGGTTTCTCTGCGCCACTTGCAAGCGCCCATTATGGCAACCGATAGAAACCGCGCCAAGGGACGGAACTCAGGTGATCCTGTTTGATCAGGACGGCGATATTCTTACCGGGAACTATGTCGCCCCTTATTGGTGGATAGATCAGTTTATGCCACCCATGATGGATGGCGACCCGCTTTACTGGATGCCACTGCCGGAGCCACCAAAGCCATGAGCCGGATAGGAGACGTAGCGAAAGGTAATTGGAGGTACTTGCTTATTACCCTTGGGGTTGATGCCAAGTTCTTGATTAACAAACACGGGCCATGCCCTATCTGTGGAGGAGATGATCGGTTTCGTTGGGACAACCAGAACGATAGCGGCGGCTATATCTGCTCCCAATGCGGTGGAGGTGACGGGTTCGATCTTGTGATCAAGGTCACGGGCCGGTCATTCCGTGAAGTAGCTGACGAAATAGCTAAGCTTATGGACGTTTCGAACACCTATCAGCGCAAAGAGCCAGACGAAGAGGCTCGCAAGCAAAGAGATGCCATGCGCCGGGGCTGGGAGCGTTCATGGCAGCCAAAAGATGGCAGTCCGGTGGGGATGTACTTGAATGACCGCGTTGGCTGTCTGTGGGCTTCTAATGCCATTAGAGAGGGCATGTCAATTCGACACAATCCGGTGATGGTATGCAAGGTTGTGGATCATGCTGGGGAAAGGGCGGTCAATCTCCACCTGACGTTCCTGACTGAGGATGGGAAAAAGGCTGACATAACGCCAGCCAAAAAGGTGATGCCGGGTAAACTGCCGCCCGGCTGCGCCATTCGATTGGGTCCGGTTGCGCCTATGATGGGTGTGGCTGAAGGGATCGAAACTGCTATTAGCGCCTCCATCATGCACGGGATGCCGGTGTGGGCTTGCGTGAATGGGATTTTGCTATCGCAATGGATTCCGCCGCAGGGGGTTGAGAGGGTTGTGGTCTTTGGTGACAATGATGCCAACTACACCGGCCAGTCCAAAGCATATCAGTTGGCAAACCGCCTTGAGGTTCAGTTCAAGCTATCAACGACGGTTGCCATACCGGAGATGATTGGGACAGATTGGAATGACCAACATCGGTTGCGAAATGTCCCGCTATAGGAAAAGGGGGCCGTAGCCCCCTTCAGGCCGATCACGGAATGTGAACGCCTCTTGCCTTGTTTATGAGAGTTTGGGCTTGCTCCAACATATATTCGCCCGCTGTCAGGGCTGTAGGGTCCGCATAGAATTTGGCGAAACCTAACAGCCGCTCGCATGTTTCAAGTAGGTCTGGCGCGTAAAGGAGAACAGGTAGGTTGTTGGCGTTCCTCTGGTTCATTACTCGACATATTGACAGATCACGGTCTGGTAGTGAACTTCTGATATAGACCGAGTTCCTGTCCCATTTGACATGCCAAGGGCCGGGCGTATGTGGCTTGTTTTCCATTGTTTACCCCACCAATTTGCAGATCAAGGCTATGGCGACCGAAAACGTCATACCCATCATGAACCCAAAGAAGGTAGCCTTGTTGCAACACCAATTGTTGAACTCACGAGCGACCGATTCCCTGACATAGATTGTTCCAATCTTGCCGGAACGACGCAGCTTACAAGCTTCCATCCACTCTTTCGGGCTATCTACGATTACTGTGTCCATTGTTTAGCTCCTGTTATATGCACTCTTCCATCAAGAAGCTCTTCGCCTCATGAAAGCTCGAACACCGCTGGAACGATCCATAAATTGATACGGCGGCATATGGGTCAATCGACCCCTTACTTTTCCTTATTCGGGTGATGCGACCGATCTCTTCATTGTTGTAGGTGACGATCCATTGATCGTCCTTTTCCTGCGTCATTCGCAACGGGCTTTGGGTTTCATACCGCCCCCATCCCAATGCGATCTCTTTCACATCTAGGATTCCGCATAAATCCGCTATGTGCTTTGGTAATTCGACCATTTCCGTGCCCCACACTGAGGATTCACCAAACATATCTGACACATCGTCATATATCAAGTGGATTTTTGAATTATTTTATGATTAAAATGCCCATCGACCGAGAAAGGGCAACCGATATGACTGAGGAAATGAAAATGTATGTCGCTTTGACGATCTTCGTAGCATTGCCGGTTGGCATTATGGGAATGGCTTGGCTGGCCGACCTATTCGACCGATGGCTTGCGACCGACCGACCGACCGATCAAGCGACCGATCAAGCGACCGATCAAGCGACCGACCGACCGACCGATAGGTGACCGATAGGCGACCGATCACCCATTGGCCGAATGGGCGAGTCATTATGCTATTTTTGGCATATTTTCTGTCATTGCAAAGTTTAAGCTGCAACATAAACAGAGCAATAACTATTGCAGAGATACTGTTGCAACATAAACAGAGCAATAACTATTGCAGAGTTCTAGCTATAGCACAAACATAGCAATAGCGCATTGCATAGATTAAGCAAACGTCGTTGCATAAGCTCTGCAATAGGCTACGGCTGGCATAGGGGCGCAAGAGCCCCGCCCATTGGAATGCACCAACGGGCGGGACTGAATGGCGGTCTAGTACTCGCCCGGCGTTAGGATGGTTGTGGCTGAGCGGTCAGCGTCTGTGACGATCCATAAATCGCCCATCTTGAACAGTTTATAAACGGACATGATGCGCGCGCGCCCTAGTTTGATGGCTTGGACGTTGAGCCCGGCGTCGTCGTCGCATATGTCGCCAAAGTCACCATGGTTATGGCGCGTCACAAGCATTGAAGCGAGCGTATGGTCACCCTGTAGGATAGCAAGCGCGCCCGGCGTTGCGCCGATTCGCCCGAGGGAAAATAGGGGCTTTTCTGACAGCGCCATGATCATTCCTCCCCATAGGCGGACTGAATCGCCTTGCCAGTGTGGGCGCACACAAGCGCGCTATCCTCCCAGTTCACTTCTAGGCCTATGACGCGCCAGCCGCCGCTATTGTCTCGCCCGGCTACAGCTTCCAGCACTTGGCGGCGCTCTGCGCGCACAGCTTCAAAGGACAAGGCGTCGCCATCCTCTGTTATGAAAAAGAGGGGATAGCCGCCCGGCCAAGCGTATGGCCCCTGTCGCATGGCCGCGCGGAACTCTGATACGGTCTGAATGATCATGATAGTTTTCTCCATATTGCGTAGAAAGGCCTAGCGCGGACGCTGGGCCGGTTTTGAGCCATAAAAAGCCCATTGAGGCGCGCCCATAAAGAACGCGCCCTATGGGCCTTCTAGGCGGCTTGCGCTTGGTCGTTGAAAAGCAAGGGCGGGAAATTAGCGTATCTGTCGCGCAGTAGTTCTAGGATAGCCGGAAGCATTGCTTTTTGAGCCGCCTCTGGACTAGCTAGGGCTTTGCTATTGAAACCGAACATTAGCGGGCCGGGCAATAGGCAAACATCGTCGTCTAGTTCTGAGCCGCGCTCAGGCTGAGCCGCGCGCCCATACGTGCCTTGCCAATATGCTGCGTCGCATTTTGCCTCAACGACACCGAAATGTATCCGGCGATTAAATGAAGCGTTGCCTAAACAAAATGCCAGCCGCTCGCGGTCTAGTATTTCGCCCGCTTGTTTAAGCATCGTCTTGATTACAAGCCTTTGCTTGTCATCGCGCGTTGACACATTGCAACGTATGCTCTGGAGTTCTACGCTAAATCCGGCGCTTTCTAGCGCGTCAATAACTGAAACCAGTCCTGCACCATAGTTAAACACTTCAAGCGTTTCGAAAGCGGCTGAGAGCGCAGTTGACGTTGCAATGCGGATTATCGGGCGAGCCCGTTCTGACACGGGTGTTGGAGCCATCATGCAGAAAGCGTCACCTGTAGCCGCAATGGCTGCATGAGGATAGGCACCCGCGACGTCTAGCATATAGGCCGGGGCGCGCCCTACAGCCGTCGTCGAGGCTTGCAAGCCGTCTAGAATGACGCTCATTTTTTGCAGTCCTTCCGGCCAGCCGTGAAGCGCGAAGGCGCAAGCTTGATCCATGCTAAGCGTATTACAGAAAGCAACGGTTCCTGTTTCACTTTCACGCTCGCCCCATGTTGACGGCTCGCGAGCCGCCTTTATTAGAGCCTCAATTGAGTCCAGTTCGATGATTTGCGTTGGCATAATCGTTTCCCCTATCAAGCCGCAAGCTTGGCGCGCGTATCGGCGTCAAGGCCTTTGAATATGCAAGCTTCCTCAGTCTCATTCCATGGCCAACCCGCCGCTAGAAGCTTAACACCCATTGTGGTAGCGCGCGGCGATACAATGTGGCGCACTTTATGCTTTTCAACGCGAGCGCGAATAGACTGGACACGCGCCAACCAAGACTTAGCGGTAGCCTCAAGCTCTTGCGCTGTTTCAATTGGTTTCACTGTCACATGCGCTGGAGCATTGGCGGGACGTGATAGGCCAAGCAGTCCGGCCTCTAGGGCAGGATCAATATCCCAAGTCAGAACCGCATAACGGTCCAAGACGGCTGCGTCTTGTTGATTCCGTCCGACATATTGACGGTCTGAACCGCGTCCAAAAGTGTTGCACGCCATGATAAGTCTGAAATTTTTGTGAGCTTGAACGATAGCGTCTGGAAAATCACACATCCCGTTAGACGCCACTGCGTTAATCGGTAGCATTGCACCCGGCAAACAGCCGTCTGCTTCGTCTATCAAAAAGACTGCGCCATGCTCAACGGCATCGCGGAAGGGCGTCCGTACAATGCGGCCTTGTGCGTCTGTAAAGCCTGTCAACTTGTAGGGGCTGTCAATTGCTCCGCTAAACTTAAAGTCAAGTCCAAGCATTTCAGCCGCGAGTTTGCAGGCATGTGTTTTGCCGGTGCCAGCGCCGCCTACAAGCATGATGTTAACGCCCGCATTTACAGCGGCGACTAGAAGGGCCATTTTGTGGTGCATAAGGACATCGCCGCGCGGCTGAATGGACGCGCCAACATTCAAGTTGAGCGTGACAGTTGACGGCGTTCCTGAATGCGCCTTGATAAGCTCAATTATGCGGCCTTCATCCATTGCGGGTGCGGCTGGCTTATTTGAGCCAAGCAATGAGCGTAGCACGTCTAAGGCCGCTTGGTCGTTTGATGTAGGGGCGGATTGGACAGGCGCGAGCGCGGAAACGGCTTGGCTCGTCACATTATTGGCAAATACGCCACTGTCACGGTTTTGCTCGGCTCGCATGATAATAGCTAAAAGAGCCGCTTTCTGGCCCTCAGTGGCCCAGCCGCCTTGTGTTGTGGCAATGGTATTGCGAATTGAGCCATATTTCACCTGATCTTCATTTATTGCATAGCCTATGCAGGCATCGCCGCGCTCAAAAATGGCTGTCACGTCATCGGGAGAAACGGTTTTAGGTTTTGGCAGTCCATATGAGGAAGCGTAGCCAGTGGAGCGCGGGCGCCCATAGGCTGAGCAGTCAATAGGAGGAGAAAGCTGCGCTGCGATAGTCTCCATAAGGTCCACTGTCAAAGTCGCAGAGCTTATACCGTGGCGGGCTCGCATTTCATCCCATTGATGATGTGAGGTAATAGCAGAGCGGAGGGCGGATTTTCCGGCGGCGTCATAGCGATACTGCGTCATCGTGTTTTCCTTTGCATAACCTAGACAATAGGCTTTATTTGCCTAAAGCGTGTATCGCATGTGTCTTTATATATGTCAATCCGTCATATGTGATTTGTCAGCTTGTGCTACAGAATAGGAAACCATAGGGGATTAGCTATGACAGACGACACGATAATTGACGCGAGCGCGGCCTTTGCCAATAAGGCGGGGAAAACTGAAAAGGCGGGGAAAACCGGCAAAAGTCATGGCGCGTCACAAGGGATAAACTTCAAACCTTCCCAAGCTCAAAAGCGCGACACAGTAAGCGCCATACTACCGGGCTTGAAAGAAGAAAGAGCAAAGCGCGCCAAGCTTGGGAGGCCCTATGGTTACTCAAGGGAGAGAGTAGAACGAATCTGTAAACTAATGGCGGAAGGGAAAACAACCGTTGAGGCTATGGCAATTGAGCAATTGAGCCCGTCAACGTTCTACGACTGGCTAGAAAAGGCAAACGGGGATGGCACGGAAGCTTTGCTTTGTCGTACGATGTTCGCGCGCGCTCGCGTCGCATTGGCTGACCATGCTTTCTCTGAAGCTTTGGACGTGCCAAGGGAACTTTATGCCAAAGCAATGGCGCAAACCCCCGGAGAACCGGGCATTGACAGTGCTACTGTCGGTGCGGCTAAGCTCTTGGCAGACTCTCTTAAATGGTACGCTGAGAAGCTGAATCCCGGAAGCTATGCCAGCAAGATTGACGCGCCAACTGTCAACGTCACTAACAATAGCTTGACAATTGACAGCCGCTCACTTGACGCCGGACAGCGGGACCAGCTTAGAACACTATTGCTAAGCACAAGCAAAACGCCTGTCATAGACGGCTAAAAGGGATAGGCTTTAGAACGGGCTGGGAAGGCCGCTGAGTGGGGTCTAGGGTTGTCGGCTACCCTAGTAGCTGTCACATCAATGTTCGACATTCACCCCCTGTTTGTTCCAATCCTATGATTGGCATTCAATCCTAGAACGCAATGTGATCAGAACGAGAACATCTATTGTTATGATCATGTAAAACCGTAGGGTTGCGGTCCTAAATAGGATTGATTGCCAATGTGTCATAACATAAACAGAGCTTTAAGCGTGACAGGTTGACAGTCATTTGCTTGAGGTAAGCAATGGAACGCCTAGAAGAGCATGACAGTATGCCATAGCGTCACCGCTCCAGTATAAAGCTATGATCATGTTAGGTGTGCCAATCATTAGGATTCTAAGTATAATTGACAGTAGCATAGCAATGACATGCCAATCCTTCGATCCCTAACCATTTGAGCGTGACCAGAGCAATTGACAGAAAAGCTTAGGGGGCTAAGGATTAGGGTCCCCCTGAAGTGACTGACCGTCGCCCCTTTATAGAAAGAGGCCCCCCCCCTTTTAACATCCACCCCCTCCTCTCAAATTCCACCCAAAAAATTCCCACCAATAGGAATGCCCCACCCAAAAAAAATTCCCACCTACCCCCCAAATTTTCCCAAAAAAAATCCACCAAACCTTATTGCCAAGGTCAAGTGGACTCTATATACAGTGCGAGATTGCGCGCTACCCCTGCGTAGCCTTTCTCGCTTTGCGGGCTTTCATTCTGGGTGTTGAGAGCTTGTCTTTGAAGAGCTGTTCTTCAATCAGTTGCTCATCCAGTTTCTTGATATGCTGGAGGATATGAGGGGGTAACGCGCCAGCAGCCGTAGCCTGTTTGTTGACCGCTGCATTGTAGGCCTCCAAGACGATTGGCGGCATAGACGCCCAAGGATTTTTGATCAGAGGTATGTAGGTTGGGTCTGGCGCTATGCGGGTAGCTGGCTGGTCTATGGTTGGCGCGTTGCCTTGCTTCGTTAGCTGTTCATGTAAGGACATACAGAGACGGGAGAGTTCCAAGTTTTCGTGCTCAGCCTCATCAATGTACTTTTTCTGTTGTTTGATCAACATCTTGAGCCCTTTGATGTACCGGCTCAACTCTCCAGCATCCTCACCGGGTATCTCAAAGTACACGTCCTCCTCTTCACAGAGGTCCAGATTGTCTGTCAACTTGTCCCACACCTTATTGTCCATCTTTTCGCTCCAGTGCTTTGCGGGCAAACATTTTTAATGCTTCAGCATTTGGCGGTGCTGGCACTTCACAATGCACGATGATCTCCCGCAGCGCCGCCTCCAACTGCTCAATGCGGTCAGCAGCTTCGTCGCAAATGTTATATCCCGGACTGTGATCATATGACTCTTCACACAGTCTCGCCACAAGATCATCAGTCATTTTGGCACCTCCAACTTTGCTTCCTGCATCATGCAGGCAATCTGGTACGCCAGAGCAGGATCAATCCTAAAATATATGACCCTTCCGTCTTCATCCTTCAGGTTGCGAGCAGCCATCATAAGCCACTCCGCCAATTCTTCGGTAGATTTTGGCTTGTAGCTCAAAAGAATGTCCATCGTAGATTCATGAGTGATCATTTGGTTTGCTCCAGTGCTTTTTGGACGACTTCCATAACACCACCCCAAGCTGGGCTATCCTCAAACTCAAGCGTGTTATCCCAATCAACTACCATCCGCAGCGCCGCTTCCAGCTTCTCTATGCGGTCGGCGGCTTCATCAGCTGTTTCAATAAACTTATAGCAAGCCGTGCATTGCAGTCGCTTTTCTCCAATTAACCGCAACCGCTTCACAAGATCATCAGTCATCGACACCCTCCCCTTCCGTATATTCGACTTCAACTGTCAAGCGCGCAGCCGGTTTCTGAACTCTAAAGTTTGCCCAATAGTCGGCTGCTTTCTTGATTGTGAACGCCTCAACATAAACGTCATCCTTGCCTATGTTGATGTAGATGGTCTTCTTGACACGCTTAGGTTGGGTCTTTGAAGATTCGCTCATCGTAGGTTCCTTCTAGTGCTTCGCGCGCAATTCTGCGATATGTCCAAAGCATTTTGGTTTCGTCTGCCTGAACAGTACCGTCAAAATATTCAATAGTTCGCGATCCGCAAATCCACCGTAGTGTTGCCTCCAGCTTCTCGATGCGATCAGCAGCTTTTTGACGTTCGTATTCATATTCAGTAAGGCAAGTTTGCGGGTACTCATGTTTCATATCAGCGGGAAAGTATCTCCTCAGCATTGCCACAAGATCATCAGTCATCTTCCCACTCCAATGCTTTGCGAGCCGAATCCAACGCGCCAAGAAGATATGGCTCAATGCCTTCAGGCTTCCGTTCCCATTCTGATATAGCCCTGATGCAATGCTTGAGAGCCAGCTCCAGCTTCTCCATGCGGATGTAAAGCTCAAGGCGCTCCGACCGACATATCTTCAGGTCATCCACCTCAAGCTCAAGCTGCGCTTTAATCTTTTCGTTATAATCAGCAGCTTTTTCTAATTCTTTGCACAAGTCCCAAACATGACGGTGCTTTTTGTCCTGCCACTGATAGGCCAACGTACACATATCGTTTGTGTCGGGTGCAGCTAGGCTTTCGCGATAGAGTTTAGCGGTTTGACGCAATAGTGCTGCATAGTTGTCAGTCATATCAATGCCCCTTCTGATGTCATTCGTAACGCTTGGCGGGGAGGAAGGGATTCGAACCCTTGGAACCTTTCGGTTCTCCAGTTTTCAAGACTGGCGCAATAAACCGCTCTACCACCTCCCCAGAGAGGCGTTACGAGTAGAGGGATGATCGCGACCAGAGGAACATGTAAGTCCTGCTTACAAGTTGGTGGGACAGGGGATGTTCAACTCCCTGTCCCGTTTTTGGTGTTAAAGTAGCCTTCACGCTCCCTAACAAAACCAGTTTCCCATACTTACTTGATGAAATCAAGCCCCTACTTGATGATTTTGGTTCGGGCTCCTTGACTCGAACAAGGATTTTCAGGGCCAAAACCTGACGTTCTACCATTGAACTAAGCCCGAAAACTAGAACCGCTATGGAGCCATCCCCAATACCCACTGACATGCTGGCACGGTTAGACCAACTGGGCGTCTCAGTGTTTCACGTGAAACAATTATTCGTCTTTTGCCATCGCTTCATAGAAAGCGTTGTCCAATTCCTCATCCTCAGTCAGTTCATCCGGCCCCAAAGGCATTGGCAGCCAATCTGTAGCCGGTGCGCTGACATAGGGGAACTCTTCACGGCACCAAAACTGTCTCCCCACATTGAAATTGCCAATGTGGATACGGTCGTTGATCCAGAGAAGGAGATTGCGCCCGTCTCTTGGCGCGTATTCTATAGGACGCCATTCCATTTTCATGCTTCGTCTCCGTCTTCTGCATCATAGAGCAAGTCCCAAGGGTCAATAGCATCCTTGTGGACCTTGTATTTGTTGCTGCCCTTGCGGGCAAGGGACACTTCTATGCACCTGAAGCCATTTGCCTTGGCTTCTTCCCATACAGACTCAAGGGTTTCGCCCGGACGAACCCATATGCGAGCAAATTCATCCTTGCAGTGGCTGGCACTGAAGGAAATCACATGGATAGAGACGCCATCTGGGTCCAAAACACCATAGACACGGCGGTTCTCCATAGGTCAGACCTCCGCAAGCCTCTCTCGAAGAAGATAGCCCTCATGCGTCCAAATCTGTTTGAAGGCATCATCGTAGGCATAACGCTCGCCCACCTGTTGATCGTAGTTCGCTACGCTGGCCGGAGCCGCTTTGCCGACGAAAACGAAGCCGTTCTTCATCTTAATAAGGCAAATCGTGAGCTTGGCCGAGCCAACATCCCACTGGCGGTACTCAACAAAGTCGATTTTGGCGCGTATGCTATCTTCTGTCACACGCGGCGCAGGCTTGTCAGCGACAATGGCCTTCGCGGTCTCAAGAGATATAGACGGTTCCATGGAACATCCCCTTTCCAGTCGTAGCACGGTAGCACGATTGTCTAGGGGATGCTATATTATTCCAGCATAGGGGGTCAATATGCTTAGATCGACGATACCGCTTGAGCTGGCCGAAGAAGACGAGCGCACCCTGATGGTCTTGCTTGCCAGCATGATTGAACGCGCCAAACAGAAGGTCTGGCTTCCCATAGAAACTGCGCCAAAGGACGGAACTGCCATTCTTGTCTATGTGCCAACGTACAAGTTCGAATGGTATAAAGCCTTTACGGCGGTCGTATACTGGGTGGAAAAAGAATATGACGGAACGGCAGGATGGTTCGACACTTTTGACAGGGTGGAACCTACACATTGGATGAAGATACCGGAGTACCCTAAATGACTACGCTGAACCTTGATGGACGTGAAATTGATATTGAAAAACAACTACTTGAGTTGGATCGAGCAGACTGCGAAGACAGCCTTTACACCTTCCTGATGCACTCTTGGAAGTACATCGACGCCTCTGATTTCACTCCCGGCTGGCCGATTGAGGCCGTAGCAGAGCATCTTCAGGCCGTTGTGGATGGCGACATTCGCCGTTTGATCATCAACATCCCTCCGCGCATGGGCAAAAGCTCGATCACATCTGTCGCCTTCCCGGCTTGGGTATGGGCGCAGCCTTGGAAAACTGCCACATCAGGGCCGGGCGTACAGTTTCTTCATGCTTCCTACGCCCAGCAGCTCTCTCTCCGCGATAGTGTGAAGTGCCGCCGCCTCATCGAAAGCCCTTGGTATCGCTCTTTGTGGGGTGACAGATTCTCTTTGACTAGCGATCAGAACACCAAAGGACGTTTTGACAATGACAAAAATGGATCGCGCCTTTCGACCTCAGTGGGCTCCGCACTTACTGGTGAAGGCGGCTCGATTATTGTTGTCGATGATCCCAATGCAGCGCAAGAAGCCCATTCCGAAGCCACCATTGCGTCAACCATCGACTGGTGGGACAGCGCGCTCTCGACTCGCCTCAATGACCCCAAGACTGGCGCGTTTGTCGTCATTCAGCAAAGGCTTTCAGAAGAAGACCTCACCGGCCACATCACGAGTAAGGACATGGGGGAATGGACCCATCTATGCCTTCCGATGCGTTATGAGTGGCGGAGACATTCTGTCACGTCCATTGGCTGGGAAGACCCAAGGGGCGTTACGGATGACGGTGAATCGCTTGTCGAAGTAGACGCCAATGGCGACCGGAACCCTGTCAGCTATGAGGCTGGCATTGAGCTAGACAAGCGTGAAGGCGATCTTCTGTGGCCTGAGCGTATGGGAGAGCGCGAAGTCAGCATTCTTGAGAAGCAATTGGGGCCATGGGCTGCGGCTGGACAGCTTCAGCAACGTCCCGAGCCAAAAGGCGGCGGTATTATCAAAAGAGACTGGTGGCAGCCATGGACAAGCCCTGTTTATCCGAACATGGACTTGATCATAGCAACGCTTGACACGGCCTACACGACCAAAACAGAGAACGACCCATCCGCAATGACGGTCTGGGGCGTCTTTTCCAATGACGGAAGCGTGATGGCACCCAATCAAGTTGCCATGAGAGGCAACCAACTGGTCGAATATTCCAGAGGATACACGGAAGTAGCGCCCAGAGTGATGCTGATGCAGGCTTGGCAGGGTCGATATGAGCTTCATGAGCTGGTTCAGAAGGTCGCCAAGACATGCCGGGACATGAAAATTGACCAACTTCTGATCGAAAACAAGGCCGCAGGCCACTCAGTAGCTCAGGAAATCCGGCGAATGTACGGGCATGAGAAGTTTGGGGTGATCATGTTCGACCCAAAGAGTCAGGATAAACTGGCGCGTCTCTATTCGGTCCAGCATCTCTTCGCTGAGGGTATGGTCTACGCGCCAATCAAGGAGTGGGCGGAGATGGTAATCACCCAAGTTGGCATGTTCCCTAAAGGAAAGCATGACGATTTGGTCGATACTGTTAGTATGGCGATGCGGCACCTCCGTGACAGCGGCGCAATCACCCGAACTGAGGAATGGCAGGCCGATGCAGAGGCCGAGCGTTCTTTTTATGGCAATTCATCTATGCCAGCCCTATACCCAATTTGACATAATTAGGATATGGTTGTCACGGAAGAGGGGAACAGATGGCTCAGGTACTAGCAAATGCAGTTGTGGACGTGATTACGCCCTCAACTCCGGTCAGAATTGGCAATTTCAGGGTCGAAGTCTGGGGCCAGCCGCCCTACGACTACGTTCGAACCTATGAAATCATGGCAAAGTCAGATACGATGGCCGCTCAGGAAGGCATTCGCAACTTCGTCGCTGAGATGGAAGCGATGCCGACGCCGGAAGGATAAGCAATATGCCGATGGTTCCCGGTTTGATGCCCAATATCAGGCAAGTAGCTCCCGATGGCGAGCCTGTGCCCGATGAGGATATGATCATTGAAATCGTTGAGGGCGACGATAACACCAAAATGGACGAACACGGGAACGTCTTGGAGATTGAGCACCCTGATGGGTCGATCACCATTTCCCTTGATGGCAAGCCAATCGGTGACAGCAAGTCAAAAGAACGCGATGAGGACGATTGGTTTCGAAATCTGGTCGAAGACATCTCCGACAACAACCTTTCCGTCGTTTCTGAGGAGCTTCTGAGGGGAATCAGGGACGACATAGAGAGCCGCAAGGACTGGATTGACGATAGGGCTCAAGGGATCAAGCTTCTTGGCCTCAAAATCGAGATTCCCGGTCTTTCTGGCGCGTCTGATGGCGCTCCCATTGAAGGAATGTCAAAAGTTCGACACCCATTGTTGCTGGAGGCGGTTCTTCGCTTCCAAGCCAATGCTCGTTCGGAGCTTTTGCCGACTGATGGGCCTGTCAAAGTCAGGAACGATAACAACAACGCCACTCTTCCTAATGACGAGATGGCAAATTCCCTTGAGAATGACCTCAACCACTATCTGACAGCTACCGCCACCGAGTATTACCCTGATACTGACCGCATGTTGCTCATGCTTGGGTTCGGCGGCACGAGCTTCAAGAAGGTCTACTATTGTCCGTTACGAAATCGTCCCGTGTCAGAGACGGTTGATGCTGACGATTTGATCGTC